CTCGCGCTGGTCGTGGTTCGACGTGCCCGAGCCGTCCTGCGTGTCGGTGATCGAGATGCCGTTCTTGAGCATCTCGTCCATCGTGAACTGGATGCCCGCGTGGATGAGCTTCCACGGGGCCTTGCCCCGCTTGAGGTTGGCCGGGTCGTCGTAGTCGACCTCGTCGTCGGACGAGAAGCCCTGGATGCCGGTCGTGTACTCGCCCTTCACGCCGAAGGTGATGTACTCCTTGCCACCCGGGAACTCTTCCTTCGTGCCCTGGAGGGCGGCGAGGAGCGGCTTGTCCTGAATGGTCTGCGATCGGACCGTGGGGGTCTGGTAGTGGAAGTCGATGGTGGCAGCCGCGACGTTCTCGAGCTGCTGGATGGTGAACGGCATTTCCGTTGGCCTTTGCTAGGCCGCGAGCGCCTGGTCGATGGCCGCCATCAGCGTGGTCGGCCGCGATTGGCTTCGCGGAGAAGCAGGGGCTCCGGTCACGGTCCGCACCGCGGTCAGCTTGGGTGCCAGCGTTTTCAGCCGGCCCTCGACGACCTTGAGGGACTCCTCCAGCATTCCCACGGTTTCCTGCGCCGTCGGGAATTTGCCGTTGGCCGCCATCCGTCGGGCACGAAGCTCGACTTCGGCAGTGACCAGTTCCTGCTTCAGGCTCCAGTCGGGGTCGGCTGCTGCCTTCTTCCGGCCCCACTCGTCGGCGGCACTGGCGCTGATCCTGACGGTGTCCGCATGCGCGGCCTGGGCGGACTGCTCCGCTTTGGTCCTTCGGTCTGCCTCCTCGCGCTGTTCGGCGTTCTTCGCCGTCGTGCGCGCCTTGTGCAGTTCCTTGGCGTGGGTGAGCGTCAGGTGACCGAGTTGAACCTGCTGCTGCAGATCGGCGGGAAGTACATTCCCGGCCCGGGTCTGCAGTTCCGTGAAGATCGGGGTCAGCACCTTGAGCGCGTCGTCGTAACGCCCGCTCTTGGTGAGGGCAGCCAGTTCCAGGATGTTGTCGAGTTCCTCGGGTTTAATCCCTCGGGTGTCGATGTACTCCAGAACCTGTCGCCCGACCTGGGCATCGGGGACCAGTCTTTCGACCTCTCCCGCGAGATGCTTGGTCCGATCGTTCAGGTAGCGGATTCGCCCCTGCGCGTTCTTCGGGTAGGTCCCGGTCTCCGCGTCAGGCTCGATCTCGTCAGGCTTGTCCTTCGGAGTGGTGGCGGAAGGGTCGGCGTTGGCCTTCCCTGTTTCGACGGCCGGCGAGCCCGTCCCCTCACCCAACGCGGCCGAAACCTTGTCGAGGAGGGTCGCTTCTACGCCCTTCGGTGCCTCGGTGGACGGAGCCGGGGCGGGGTTAACGTCCGAAACGGTTGCGGTTTCAGTGGCCGGGGCCGCAGCGGCCTCCGAGGACGAGTCGGTCATTACGTCTCCGTGTCGGGTTTCCGACAGGATTTAATTCTCAATTCCCGACACGAATGTCAAGGGGCCGAAAACGAATGACGCCCGGCAGCGCGTGGCTGTCGAGCGTCAAACGTGGGGGTCCCCGCTGGTCAAGAGCAGGCCGTACCAATCTCTCAGTTCCCGACAAATCCGTCAAGCACCGGGCATCGGCGCCGGATAGCCTGGCTGGCCGCCCGGGGCGACCGTCTGCGGGTTCGGCGCGTTCTGCGCGCCCTGCGGCCCCTGCTGGCCCGGGTCGGTCGCCGGATCGCCGGTGCCGGGCTGCGCTGCCGCCGGCTTCGACATCGCCGCGTTCATGGCGGTGATCGAGGGCAGCCCATCCACGACGAGCTCCTCGACGTCGATGCCGATGTCGAGGAGGCGGTTGTACTGCTCGGCCAGCGGACGCGGATTGATGCCGGGGATCTGGATCAGCATAGGCACCGCCCGCTCCATGTTCGCGAGTTCGGCCGCGCGGTTAGGCCGGCCGGACGAGCCGGCCTTGATCTCGAGGAACAGGTCCTTCGCAATCTCCTGACGCGTCTGCGGCATGTCGGGCCACACCGCCCCCTCGCCCACGATCTCGATGACGGTCTGCTTCGACAGGTGTGCCAGCGCGATGTGGCTGAACGCCTTCGCGACCTCCGACAGCATCTCGTCGAGGTCGTCGACATTGTCGGCGATCGACGCGCCACGGCTCTGCTCGGCGATCGACGATTCCGTCGCCGTGCTGCCGCTGGTGCCGCCGCCGAGATTGGCCTCCTGCACGCCGACCACCCGCAGGAGGTCGTTGTAGTGCATCTCGGTCTCGTAGAGGTTTGGGTCGATCGGCGCGGTCGGACCGGCGGCCAGCTTGTCGGTGATCTTCTGGCCGGTCGCGAGCGCCGACACGGTGATGACCGCGTGGGCGGCGTGCGCCGACAGCTTGTCCTTGTCGGTGTCCTCGAGCGAGCCGTCCTCGACCCAGTACGGCCGCGCCGCGATGCGGTGCTCGCGGAGCCCGTGCCGGCTCCGGTTGTATTCGTTCTGGATGTCCTTCGCGAGTTCGATGTCCGACGGCGGGTAGAGCATCTTCTCGTGCTCGACCTCGTTGAAGACCAGCGGGAATATCGTGAAGAACCGCTCGATCGAGCAGTAAGGTTCCGCCGGTTCCTTCAGGAAATCGGCGTGCCCCTCGCACAGGGTAAACGTCTGCCGCAGCCGCTTGTTCTGGACCTCGTAGACACGATAGACGGTCTTGTCCTTGGCGGAGTGCGGCGCGCTCTCCTGGTACGGCTTGCCTTCGGAATTGTAGCCGACCGCGCTGCGGTCGAGTTCGACGCCGTAGTTCTCCTTGACCTCGTCGCGGGTCATCTCGAACTCCTCGGCGATCCAGCCGGCGCCGGCGAAGGTCTTGAGGTGCCGGCACGCCGGGTCGATGATGAGCGCCGTCGAACGCGGGAAGTCGAACACCGGCCCCTCGCGGACGATCAGGTACTCCTGCTGCTGCAGGTCGCGCAGCAGCGTCTGCAGCTCCGCCATGCGCGGGCTCTCGTCGTCGATCTTGCCCTCGGACACGTCCTCGAGGATCGCCTTCATGGCGGCGATCTTGCGGGTCGTGTCCTCAATCTCGGCGGTCACGTCGGGCCGAGGCTCGAGGATCCGCTGGAAGCCGATCTTGAGGTAGCCGACGCCGGTCACCTTCGTGCGCCGGACCATCGCCTTCAGGGACTGCTTGAAGTTAGCCCCCTGCTCGGAGACGAAATAGTCCCACAGGAGCACCAGCGTCTCGGCCAGCCGATCCATCATGGTCGTGTACTGCTGGACGGCCGCGATCTCCTGGACGATCATCCCCGCATTGGGGTCCCCCAGCATTGCCGCCTGCATCGCCGCCTGGAGCGTCTCCGGCTTCCCGTCCCACAGCTTGTGCATCAGCCGGCGCTTCCGCTTCGCCACGGCCTTCGGATTGCGGGCGTAGAGCTGCGCGACGCTCTGGTTGATGTGGCGGACGAGGATCGGCACCGTGTAGTTGCCGTTCTTGACCCACTCTTCCTCAGCGCCGCGCGCCGCGAAGTCCATGTTCTTCCGCATCTGGACGAAGGCGTCCTTCGTCCGCGGGTCCTCCTTCGCGGCCTTGATCTTGCCGAGCCACTCGCTGACGAGGTTCTTGCGGGCCGGATCGACCTCCGGCTCCTCCTTCTCGATGGCGACCGGCGCCTGCTGCATCGTGTCCATCTCACCAGCCTCGGTTCGCGGCGACGCGCTGCTCGCGCTGCGCGCGGAGCTTCGCCTGCATCACGGTCCACTTCGGCGAGCCGACCCGGACGACGTTGTCGTTGCCCGGCATCTCCTTCGACGGCCGCATTTCCTTCACCAGGCCCATGCCGATGTGGGCGAGCCAGTCGACGAAGTCATCGTGCGCGCCGCGGTCGAACTGCAGGATCTGGCTCCGCGCGTCGGCCCACCACGGGGCGAAGCCGGGGAAACGGACCTTCTTCATCTGCATGCGGCCCTGGATGGCGCGGGCGCGGGTGCGCTTGTCCTTCGACGGCGTGACCGGGTCGAGCGTGACGTAGGTCTTGGTTTCGATCATCCGCTTCCGCAGGAACGGGCCGAAGCTCTTGGAGATGAGCTCGTTCTCCATCCACCAGAGTTCCGGCTTGTGGGCCTTGAACTGGTGCAGGAGTTCCTCGACGATCACGTCGGTCTCCATGCGCTCCCAGCGAACGTCCGGCAACACCCAGATGTTGTCGTGCTCGTCGATTCCGACGCAGCCGATCACGCTCGGGTCGCGCTCCTGCTTCGTGCTCACGGCATGGTCCGATGCGCCGAAATAGCGCAGCCGGTCCGGCAGTTCCTCCGGCTGGTATTCGACCAGCCACTCCCGGCGGAAGAACTCGCCCTCGTCCGGCACCGGCTTGCCCATGACGAGCGCGGAGAAGGTGCGCGGCTCGGCGAGCTTCCACTGCGCGAAATGAGCCAGGTCCTTGTCGGCCTCCCACAGCGCCGCCATTGGCTTCGTGCCGAACGCACGGATGACCTTCGGGTCGGTCGGCACCTCCAGCTTGAGGCCGAGGAGGTTCGCTA